GTGCGCCAAACGCACCGTAGTCGGTGAACCGAATCTGCATCCGGCCTAGGCGTTGTCCTCGGCTGAAGCCACAGGTTTTTCCGAGTGCCCGTCACGTAGCGCCTTCGCTCGACTCGCATCCTGCCGTGGACTCGAACCACGGTCACCGGAGGTGCACCACCGGCTGACAACTGCCTATCCAGGACTACCGCAAGGCGCACTTGGGGAGGGGAATCGAACCCCACATCTCCGGCTGTTCCTGCCGGCGCTCTAACCACTGAGCTACTTAACCGCGCCTTGCGTGCTCGGCGGCGATCGGATCTGTATCCCGGTGGGGACTCCCCGTACCGCCTTGCACTTGGAGCCTAACATCTACCTGGTAGCTAGCGCAACCCCGCCAGCACCCTCCTGCCGAGCGCTTCCAGCTCGGGTGTCCAGGCGCCCGCTGCGACGGCATCCTTCCATACCGCCGTCATGTCCGCACGGGAGCCAGCCTTCACCAGGCGGGTGGCGTACGGGTCAAGGCTGGACGCGGCCACCACGGGGCGCGTAGGGGGCACCAGCGGCCACGCGAGGTCGCGCCTGGACCGCCACGCACGCACCTGCTGGCACAGTCGCGCCGCCTCCAGGCCAGCGGCGATGTTGACGCCGTAGATGTCGGTCCGGCTCGCGCCGATGGGGATGTGCGCCACCACCGCGAGATCGCGGGAGAGGGTGTCGGGCATCTGGACCCAGTCGTCCTGCTCGTCATCCCAGTAGTGCGTGGCGGCGGCGTACAGCGCGAGCTGGACTGCGATATCGCCCCAGCCGTACTCGATGTTCTTCGCGGTCTTCACGTCCCCGATCACGTGCTGATCGCCGTTGTCCCACCAATAGATCCGGTCGAGCTTCCCGCACACCTGGAATTCCGGGATGGCGACGAACCGCTCGATATAGTCCGGCTCCACCCGCAGGGTCTCGACCTCCAGCGCCTTGCGGTACGCCTGGACGTCGGCCTGCCAGATGGGCGGGGCGTCGGGGATAGAACCCCCGCGATCGACCGTCTCCGTCAGCGCGTGCATGGCGGTGCCCCGGTTCGCACCCTCGGTCCCGCCGGCCATCTCCTTGGCGCGGTAGGCGACATCGTCCAGCGTTTTCTTGTCGTCCAGCGACGAGGCCATAGACAGCGCGGTGAGGTCCGGACGCATACCCATACCCTTGACTATCAGGCGTTTTTCCCAACTGTGCAGGTTCGACATGTCGCTGATCGACTTGGCGAACGTGGTCACGCGGGACCACGTCTCCTGCTTGCCGGTCTCCGGGTTGAACAGGCGGTACCGGTAGTTCTTCACGTGGGGCGCGCGCGCGCTGACGCGCCCGCCGGGCTGGCCGAACGGGTCGGGCTGACTCATGCCGTAGCTCCCTGCTTCTGGTTGGCGAAGTACGCCGCGATCGGGTCGATTCTCTTGCTGGCCATCTGGCCGTCGATCAGCGCGGACACGTCGCCCTTGCTGGCGCCCTCGGGCACCGCGATCCCGCGCGAGCGGCACATCGCCAGTTGCTTATCGCTCGGCGCGGTCTTGCGCCAGCGGGATGCCTTGTTGAGCGTCATGTCCGCGTTCAGGCCACCCATGTCGCTGGCCAGGTCCTCACCCCACGTGAACGCGAGATCCAGCGACAGCCCCCGGTGTTCGCTCACCGCGCCGCGCTGACCGTTGATCGCGTCATAGGAGGACTTGCAGCACCACGCCACGTCATAGGTGCCGGGGTCAGCGTCGGGGCCGGTGGCCGGTACGACGAACACGTACACGCTGCCGCCCCCGGTCCCCGCTGACAGGAAGTACGTCCCGCCGGTCGTCTTGAGCCACATTCTGCTGGACGCGGTAGCGAGCGGGTCGAAGTCCACCACGACGGTGGGTCCAAAGTGCGTGAGCTTGACACGGGCATCGGCCCCTGCCATCTCCTCTTCCCACTGGTCGAACTCGTCCTCGGCCTCGATCAGACTCTGACCGTCCTTCAGTTCCTTGATCTCGCGGTCCGACAGGTCCACCAGGCTGGCGAGGCCGTGCACCGCGCTGGCGCCCACCACGTCCAGGATGAGACAGTCCTGACCTTCGTGCGGCTGCGCGGGGTCCGGTCGCAGGCCCCGGCCCACCATCTGCTGGTAGAGCCCGGCGGAGCGGGTGGGGCGCGCGATCACGATGCACGCCACCTTCGGGGAGTCGAAGCCCTCCGTCAGCACCATGCAGTTACAGATGACCTGCGTCTCGCCGGACTCCAGCCGGCGCAGGATCGCGCGCCGCTCTTCCTGCGCCAGCGCACCGTGCACCACCTCGGCGCTCACGCCCTGCGCGACCAGCTCGGCCGCGAAGCTGTACGCGGACTCGACGGTGGGCGCGAACAGGATGCCGGGACGCGCTCCGGCGTGCTCGACGTACGCCTTCGCCACGATCTCCGGCGCGAGAGAGGCGTCCAGCGCTTCCTCCAGCGCTCCCGCCTGGTAGTCCCCGCCGGACTTCTTGACCTTCGACAGGTCGAAGTCATCGATCTCGACGCGCTTACCGCGCGGCGGGAGCAGGTACCCCCGGCGGATCATGAAGGAGATGTCCTTGCGGTAGGACACCTTCTCCCAGATCTCCGACAGCTTCCCTTTGTCGCCGCGTACGAGGGTGGCAGTGAAGCCGGCGGCGCGGGTGCGCTCGGCGCCGCCCTGGTTCAGGCCGGTTCCGAGGCAGTCAGAGCAGGGCTCGCCGGAGCGGTCATTGACGCATCGGCCGCACGGAACGTCCATACATCCGAAGTGCTCCAGGATGGCGCGGTAGGTGGTGGCCGTGGCGTGGTGGCACTCGTCCACGATCACCAGCCCCACGTTGCGGATCATCGCCCGGCGCGCCGGATTGCGCAGGGACTGCACCGAGGCCACGATCACCGTGGCGCTCACCTCGTTACGGGCGGCCTTGACGATACCCACCTTCAGGTGGGGCGCCACGTCGCGCAGCTTCTTCGCGGCCTGCGTGACCAGCTCGTCGGTGTGCGCGAGGATCAGCACCCGGCGGCCACCATTCGCGGTGACGAACTGCGAGGACAGGTGAGAGAACACCACGGTGTTGTGGGTTACCAGATGGTGACGCGTCACGTAGAGGTGATCCTCTGTCGCCACCTGAATGCACACGGCTTCGGCCGGATCGACCGGACGGACGGAGGTGACGCGGCGCGTGGGCAGGTACTTCGAGTTGGGGCGGAAGACATCCCGCTTGCGCGGAACGCGAACGGGAGTCAGCCCTTCGGCGAGCCGCACCTGAAGGCGAAAGGCGTCACTCGTCTTGCGTACCCCCAGGTACGTCCAGGACGTCTTCTTGTTTCGGATCGGGGCAATACCCCCCAGGGAGTTGGCCAGCTCGCGCATGCCCTGCGCGAGGCGCTCGCTGACGGTAGTCCACTCCACGGACCCCTTGCCGGGCTCCACGTAGCCGTCGGTGTCGCACATGCCCTGAACGAGCGCGAGGCGCTGCGAAACCGAACCGCGCAGGTAGATCTCCGGCACGAACTTGTGCCACGCGGTAGTGCCCATCAGGCCGAACTCGCGCAGCGCGCTCATGATCGGATTGGCTCCACGCCCAACCCCGGCGCCGAGAATCCAGGTGGTCGCATCCTTGCCCGCATCCGCAACGTGCTTCATGGTCATCCCGCTCGGCAGCGCAGCGCGCGCCAGCTCGGCGGTGTCGTTGCGACAGGTAATCAACACGCGCCCATCGACCGACAGGCCTCCGTCGCCCAACAGCACGCCCATGAGGTACGGGTCGATCGGGAGCGAGGCTTCCGGATACTGCACCGGCTGCGTCATGGGAATGAACCAGTCTGTAGAGACCCGCTCGCTGATCTGAGTGGCGGTAAGGGTGCGATACCCCTTCCCCTCGCTCTTGTCATACTTGGTGCGCACGGCCCACAGGTGCTCGGGATCGCAATCCGTCCACGAGTCGTCAGAGAAGGTCATGCGCATCATCGGGCGAACGCCCTGAGGGAAGACGCCGGTCACGGTGGTGGAAGCACCGGTGGAGCCCATGACCTGATCTCCCACGGTCAGGTCACCCATGGTGCGCCAGCCGTTCGGCGTGAGGACGGGCTCGGCCAGGGGCTGGCTCTTTCCGGCGCCGGTCGGCAGGACCGCCGCAAGGCGCGCGGCGCCACCCTCCCAGTCCTTCATCAGCGCGGAGATGGTGGCTTCCTGGTAGTCACGGAGCTTGAGCAATTGGGACATTATTCGCCCCACAGCTCGGTGATCTGCGCGGAGCGGGGGAACTCGATGGTGACGGCATTGCCGTGCGCGTCCAGCTCGATCTCCAGCCCGTAAGCGGTGACCGTCTCCACGATGACGTGGGAGTGGTCGATCTCCACCGACTTCACGCCCCCGACGGGGAACATCTCCTCGACGCGCTCCATGAGCGCCTCCATGGTCTTCGCCGACATCTTCGGCAAGCTCTTTAGGAACTCGCGGAACTCCTCCACGGCTAACTCCCCTGCGTTCCGGTACCGGGGCACTTGTCGCCAGCGTTCATCCAGAAGAACGGCACGTCCTCCCGGTCCGCCGGCCACTTGTGCGGACGTAGGGAGCCCGTCAGGTTGTTCTCCGCGATCTGTCGTCCGCAATAGAAGCACTTCTTCTTCTCCATGGCCTTCTCCTTTCGTCCTCCGGGCCACCCGGTCCCGGTCGCTTCGATTGGGTGTGCGGTCAGTCTAACAGGTAGCTAGTAGATGTCAAGCGGGAGGGGCGCCCGAAGGCGCCCCCGGTCTCGCTAGAGCACTCCGGCGAAGTCCTGAACGAACGCCCCTAGGGAGAGTGACAGTGCCTCCAAGCCATCCGCGTAGTCCGGCGTCGCGGTCGGCGCCGGGGCGGTTGCCTTGACGGGCGCCGGGATCTCGATGGCCGGCGCGTGCAGCTTGATGCACTTGGCGCAGTTGACCGAGGTGTCACGCGGCATGAGCAGAAACTGGGAGGCGCTGCGCGATCCGGTGGAGACCTTGCCCGAACCGCACTCCGTGATGTAATCCCGGGGGCTGCTGCCGTTGCCGTAGTGGGTGACCTTGCTCCGGAACGCGCTGACCTTCAGTTCGTACGTGGCCATCTTGATCTCCTCGGTAGCTTCCCTCTTGCTTATAGGAAGAGTCTAACAGGTGCCTGTTAGCTACCGCAACCCCTGCGGGAAACTTTCTATACCCCCTGATCAGAGATGGTCTTTCGGTCGATACATACCGTTCCGGATCAAGATTCACTCTTCCGTGGCGCCACTTCGTCCCAGATCGACAGTCCCCGGAGGTTGTGGCGGAAGTACGCCAGCGCATCCGAACGCACGGCGGCGGCCGTGGCCTCGGTGCCGAACGTGTCCGCCCATCGCTCGACGTCCACCTCGTGCGTGTCTCCGAGCACTTTCACTTTGATGATCATGCGAACATCTCCTCATCCTCTGGACTCCAGCCCCACGGGCACTCTTCACCGCTGGAGTCGTCCTGGTGGCGCTCCGGGCACCCCTGGTACTTCAGGTCGCAACCGCAGGTCGGGCACTCATCCGGGCATGCCTTCTCGATCTTCACGCGAACATCTCCTCGAACTGCTCATCTTCGATGCGCTGGCGCTCGAGCGAGCCCCGGCGGGTAAGGCCACCGCCCTCGCCGAGGAAGCCGAAGGACTTCAGCTCGGCCACCACGGCGCTCGGCGTCGCCGGGCCGCAAGTGGAACCCTGGCGCATCGTGCCGATGTCCATTAGGGCGGTGCGGGCGGCGGCGCTCATCTTGGTCATGTCCTTAGTCTAACAGCCACCTGTTAGACGTCAAGGGGAAAAGAGGGAGTGTCAGCTAGCTGACACTCCCCTCCTAATTCAGCGCTCCGGAGCATCCCCCGGATACCCGGGTCGCTCCCGGTAGGCGCGGACCATGATGAGGATCTCGCACCGTGCGGGCCAGCACCGCTGGCACGCCGAGCGGCCACCGTTACTCAGGCGCTCGTGCGTCCGGAGGATGTCCTGCTTCGCCTCGATGTCCGCCAGTACGCTGGCCGGGTCGTGGCGCAGGATGTGCAGGCCGACCGAGACGGCAACCTCTTCCGCGCTGCCGATGGCGAACTGAGAAAGCTCCCAGGGGCCGACGTCGAACTGTTCCCTGCTGCGCAGCGACACGGTGCCCGCTCGATGGTCCTCGCCGACGAACTCCTGGGTAACCGGGTCCAACTCGCACTCCCGGTCCGTACGGGTCTCCTCCCACACCCAGTGGGCACCGCCCGCCACGTAGGTGGCGTCCCGCCGGGACGCTTCGTGGGCAACGGCCGCATCTTCCTCTAGGCACCGGATCAGGAACGCCAGGTGCGCTTCCATGTACTCGCTCACTTCTTCCACTCCCTCCTGCCTTTGGCGCCCAGCGAGCGCAGTGCCTGCGTGACCAGCTCCAGACGCTCTTCGGCCGTGGGCGTCGCCAGCGCCTCCAGGCCCTGCGCGCGGCGCGCGGCGGAGCCCTCCCAGTCCTCCAGCGCCTGCGTGATCCGCATGATGCCGACCGCGTACAGCGCGCGCAGGCTCTCCAGCCTGTCGCGCTCCCCCTGGAGGCGGAAGTGACTCGCGTCGTTCTCCTCGCACCACGTGCACCCGGTGTCCTCGTGGCGGGCGTGCTCGACAGCCTCCGCGCTCGGAGGGGACAGCTTGCTGTTCTTCGCGTCGAGGTACAGGTACTCCTCGTTGGTGACGGTCTTTCCGCCGAAGCTCGGCATTACGCTCCGATCTCGATCTGACGGGCGATGTACTCCAGCATGGAGGCGGCCAGCGGCTGACCGTCGCCCATGCCGCGCACCTGTGCGGCGATGATGCGGCGCTCGTCCTGGCGCGCGGTGGCGTCCATCAGGTCACGCTCCGCGCGGGTGTACACCGGGTAGCCCATATAGTCGGCGCGCTCCGCCATGATCTTGTTGACGTTCTTCACCATCTCGGCCGTGATGCGCGCGCCCGGCACGACAGCCTCGGCCACGCTGGCACCCACGGTCCGTCCCGCCAGGATCGCGTTGAGCACCTCGGGGTTGCTGGGGGACGCGAACCGGTGCACCTCGTCCTGCACATACGACACCTGGCCCGGACGGGCGCCGCCCCGCATGTGCACCTGGTCGGCCTGGAGCCGCATCGCGAGCACGTCGGGCGCAACCTCGTTCGCCTCCACGGGCTCCGGGAGCGGCCTCTCCTGCGCGGGGTGCAGGGGAGCCGGCGCCAGAACGGTATCCCACGGCGCCTGCGCCACGGCGCGGTATCCGGCGCGGGTGGCCACGTGCCGGGAGTGGTCCGTGGTCACGATCCAGCCGTTCGCCCGACAGTCCGCCAAGATTCCGATGTGCGCCGCCCTCACGGAAAAGTCGCCGTTAGTGCGAATCGCCTCCATGATCACGGTTCGCTGCGCGGGGTTCGCTCGGTCCTTGTTCATTTCGCGCTCCCTCGGTTGGTGTATCTAAAGTCTATCAGGTACCTGTTAGGTGTCAAGCGGTGAGTCGGGCACCCGACTCACCGCGCACCTCCTAGCTCCTGCCGCTGAACTGGCGCGCGTCCCGGCGACTGGCGTTGCGGTCCAGGCGCGCCCGGTCGGCGGCGTAAACGTCCGCCTCCGCCAGCGGGTTTCCCTTCTTCGCCGCCCGCGCGGCGTGTGCGGCGTCGCGCTCCGTCTCGATCTCAGCGCGGCTCATGTCGCAGCGGGTGCAGATCAGGGTGGTGAAGTCGAGGCGGTGGTTGCACATTTTGATCTCCCTAGTGGCTTCCCTCTTGCTTATGGGTGAAGTCTACCAGGTACCTGTTAGATGTCAAGCGGAAAGATGGGGACCGTCGAAACGGTCCCCATCTCCAGCTAGAACGCGCGGCGCCCCGTGCGCGGGATCGTGGTCGGGGTCCCGCTGGACTTGGCACCCTCCCCCTTCGGCAGCGTCTTGGCGCCCTTGGCGGCGGCGGTTTCCCTGTGTCCGGCGGTCACCTTCGCCGCCGCCGCCTTGTCCTCCGCGCTGTGCCTGGCCATCTCGTCTTCCTTCCGTTGGGCGCGCACGTGGTGGCGTGCGCGCTGAATGATGTGGTGTGCGTGGTGCACGTCGGTCCTCCCCAGGTCCGGCGGTGCTGTGGGGCGCCGGCTGGATACCGGCCCCCGCCCCGATGGTCTAGCCGAGGCGCCCGGCGCAGACCGGGCCGATGCCCGCCGCGATGGACTCCTCGTTGGTCAGCGTGCGGGCGCAGACGCAGCAGACGCCGTAGAGCGCGCCGTACGCCTTCGCCTCGGCGAGCGTCATGCGGTCCGCCATGGTGAGCTGGCGCAGGATGCCGGGGGCATACTCGAAGCTCTGCGTCGCCTTGTCCAGGCGCTTGACGTACAGGTGGCCGCTGCCGTGCACCGCGCGCTGCACCTTGTAGACCTCGCCACCCTTGGCGTACATACCCTCCGTGGCGGGGAGGGCGAGGTCGCGCCGGATGTCATCGAGGGACTCGGACATGGCGAGATCGCGCTCCGGCTGGTTCTCCTCGGCGGCCAGCTCGGCGCGCAAGTGTCCGTCGAAGGCGTCCCACAGCATCTTCGAGGTGCCCTCCATCGTCCGTGCCCACTGGCCGCAGGAGCAACGGACGGTGTGCTCGATACCGGCGATAGCGGCGGCACGGGTGATGGTGGGCACCGAGCCGATGTGAGCGTTAGCGGCGCTCGTCAGGATCAGGTCCACCGCGTCCCGCAGGCGCACCGGGTGGACCGGGGCCCGGGTGGCGCTCGGCATGACCGGCGCCGCGCACTGGCGGACCTCGTTGACGGTGGTGTGGCGACCCTTGCAATGTCCGCACTTGATCATTGGATTCTCCCTCGGCGTGGTGTGTCGTTCGGCCTTACGAGGAAGACTCTACCAGGTACCTGTTAGGTGTCAACCCCGCATCACCGTCGGCATACGCACCTCCCCCGCTGGCCGCAGCCGAGCCAGCGGGGGGCGTCCACGGGGCCGGTGTCAGTGGGCTGGAGCGGCTCGACATCACCGAAAGCCATCCGCAGCCGGCCCAGGAGCACCTCAGCGCGCGCGAACTCCTGCGGATCGCGACCGACTGGCGGCCGAGCGGCGCTCACCGGCTCGTCCAGGCGATGGGGAGACCAGAGGGACTTGCTCCCGCTCGTGATCAGCCACTCTCCCACGTCCCCGTACTCCAGTGCGCTGGCCACCCGCCACTCGGAACCGTTGGGCGCCTGGATCGCATCCCCGGGCGCCAGCTTCCCCCAGGTAGTGGGCCACCAGGTGGTGCTCACGACGCACACTCCTCCGGCTGACAGTTCGCGCACCACATGCCATCGGCACTGAACGCCGACGCCGCCCGGGAGCAATCGGGCTCGCTGCACCCTCCTCCCAGCCACTCGATCAGCTCGGCGGCCTCGCGCTGGCGGCGGATCTCATGGAGCATGATGATGCGCTCCAGCAGGCTCTCCACTTCCTCCAGCGCGTACTGCTTGTCCTGCGCTCCCTCCAGGCAGGCGACGGCTACCCGGTGCGCCGCGCGGACCGCCTCGATGACCTGCCCCAGCTCGGTGACGCTCACTTCTCATCTCCGAACGGGTCGGCTTCCGGGCGCACCTTCAGGGGCGTCAGGTCATAGTCGAGGCGGTACTGCTCCGGATCCTCGATCCCTGCTCCGCGCAGGCGGGGGGTCAGGTAACTTGCGGTCAGTTCGTCCAGCAGCGGCGCCAGCGCGGCGCGCGTGGCCTCCCAACGGCGCTCACGCTGGAGCGACAGCAGGCCCGGCAGCAGCGCGTCCAGCAGTCCGGTGGCGCTCTCGGTCTCCAGGTGGAGCAGGAAGGTGTGGATCTCGGCAGCCACATCCTCGACGCTGGCCGGGTAGGGGCCGTCGAGCGGGTCACCGGTGAGTGGGCGCAACGCGATGGCTTCCTCCAGGCGCTCAGTGATGGTGGGCTGCTTAGCGGGGGGCATCCCAAGGGCCATCGGAGCCAAGGCGTACTGCGCCGTCCGCATCGACTCGCGCACGACGGCCAGCGCATCACTCACAGGGCCGACCTGAGTCCGTGAGTGCAAGAGGAACGCATCGTGTCGAATCGCATCAATCCGGTTGTACAGCTCTCTCAGCTTCTCATCCATCCGCCCACTCTAACAGGTACATGATAGGCTGACGCAACACCTATCGAGAGGATCAGGAAGATGGCACGGAATCAGGGGTTGACCGCCCAGCTCAGTGCGTTGGTCACGCAGGACATGAAGGAGCGCATCACCCTGCTGGAGGCCACCCACCCGGTGAGCCAGGGGGACGTGGTGCGCGAGGTGCTGCGGATGACGCTGCCGGGGCTGGAGCACTACGGAGTGTCGGAAGAGGTGCGGGAGGACTTCCTGGGGGGGCAGGTCAGTGTCCTGGTGACGGCGGAGATGAAGGCGCGCATCGACCTGCTGGCCGGCGGGCCCCGGGGGATCGGACGTGTCGTGCGCCGGGCGCTGGAGATGGGGCTAACGTCGGTCGAGGCGCGCCTGGAGCGCGAACGCGGGGAGCGGTTCATGGAGGTGGCGGCGGAGGGCAACTTGCGCCCCACGCGCACCATCGACATCGTCTAGACGCAGAGCAGCCCCGACGCGCCAACGTCGGGGCCGAGAGAGCAGAGGGGCAACCTGTGAACGATATTAGCATCAACTCCACCTATACCGCCGCGCTGGAGTACGTCGCGTGCGGATGGGCCGTGATCCCCGTGCACGGGGTGAGGGCGGACGGTACGTGCACCTGTGGGCGCCCGGTCTGCGCGGTGGGTAAGCACCCGGTACACACCGGCTGGCCATCAGGTCCCGCCATGTCCGCCGCCGACGCCTACTCCACCTGGGAGGAGGACGGCCCCCAGTGGAACATCGGGATCCGGACGGGACGCGCGTCCGGGTTCTTCGTGCTCGACGTGGATCCGAAGAACGGGGGTCCCGCGCAGCTCGAAGCACTGGTGGCCGCCCACGGCCCGCTGCCGCCCACCCGCACCGTGCGCACGGGGAGCATGGGGGCGCACTACTACTTCCTGATGCCGGACTTCGACGTCCGCAACAACGCGTGCAAGCTGGCACCGGGGATCGACATCAGGGGAACCGGCGGCCAGGTGGTGGCGCCCCCCAGCGTGAGCGGGGTGGGTCTGTACGACCTGGTATCGGATGATCCCATCGCCGCCGCTCCGCAGTGGCTGTTGGACCGGCTGGCCATCCCCGCCGGCTTCGAGGTGGGGCCCACCGTGGTGGCCGAGGACCTTCCGGCCTACGAGGATCTTGATCCCTCCGACCAGGCGCGCGTGACCCGCTACGCCGAGGCGGTCCTACGCAGCGAGGCGGCGGCGTACGAGTCCACGCCGCCGGGACGCGGTAACGAGCAGCTTTTCCAGTCCGCGTGTTCCATCCTGGAGATCGTGCAGTCCCCGTGGAACCTGCTCGGGGTGCACGACGCGGTGGCCGCGTTGGAGGGCGCGCGGCGGACGCGGGCGCTGTGGCGCTCCGGCGGCGGCCAGGATGTCGAGGAATTCGGCAAGACGTTCCGGTCCGCACAGTCCAAGGTCATCGGCCAGGGGCGGCCCATGCCGCCCGATCCGCACGAGGGGCTGATGTTCGACCACCCTACTTCCGGGGCCGTCACCACGACTGACGATGCGGCGGACCCGGACGCCGGACTGATGTTCGATGTAGCGCCCGCGATCAAGGCGCCTGTGACGGCGCTGGAGCGCCTTCAGGGGCGGTTGCACACCCGAAGTCAGCTAGAGGGGATCCTGCCCCCCACGCCGCTCATAGAGGGCGTGATGGACGTCGGGAGCATGATCGTGCTGGCAGGCCAGTTCGGCTCGTTCAAGACCTTCGCCACGATCGGGTGGGCATGCTCAGTCGCCACCGGGGAACCGTGGCTCGGTCACGAGGTGGTGACGCCGGGAACGGTGCTGTACGTGGCCGCCGAGGGCGCCAGCGGGATCAAGCTGCGCGTGGACGCGTGGGAGAGCCAGGCCGGCATACGCGTGGCCGACGACCGGCTGTACGTCCTGGACATCCCGGTGAACCTGGGTAGCGATGAGCAGTGCTCCGCGATGCTCAAGGTAGCCAAGCAGGTGGAGGCGAAGCTGGTCATCTTCGACACGCTGCATCGCTGCACCCCCGGGCTGGACGGGAACGACGCCACGGACATGGGGCGGATCACCACCGTGGCCGATGCCCTGCGCGAACACGTCGGCGCGGCCACCCTGTACGTGCACCACACCGGCCACGCGGGTACGCGCTCGCGGGGGGCGTCCAGCATCGAGGACGACGCGGACTGCGTGTGGATCTCGAAGCTGACCGGGGACGACTCCAGGCGGCCGGACAAGCCACGTGCGCTGGAGCAGCGCAAGACGAAGGACTCACCACTGCTCGACCAATTCTTCGTCAAGCTCGACCTGATCGAGGGGACCGAGTCCGGCGCGTTGGTACTGGTGGACGAGTACGGGGTCGAGATCACCAACGGTGCGGCAGGGGCCGACCCGTTCATCAGCGGGAGTGTGGGACGTATGGCTGATGCCGCAGAGATCCAGGCGCGCATCCACGCCGAAACCAACGACAACGCGGGGATGGTGCTCAACGTCTTCGCGGACACCTTCGCCGAGCACGCCAGCGGACCCACGAAGGCGGAGGTCAGGGCGGCGTGCAAGGAGAGGTACTCCGGCTACCCGGGATGGGGTAGCGGCAGCTTCACCGCAGCCTTCCAGCGTGCGTGGGGGCGCCTGGAGATGCGTGAGGTGATCGTGGACAACGGTGGTGGGCGGTGGCTGGTCACGGCGGCCGAGGACAGGCCCGCCAGCGTGTAGAAAATGGTCAAAGAGATAGCCCCCCATCGATACGATGGGGGGCTATTCAATGTCCGTTTTACTATGTATTTCGGTCGGGGGATGACCAGGGGTTAGGACCGGCCAGAACGCCCGCCAGGGCGGGCAGGCCGATCCTAACCCCTCTGTCAAGCCCGCGCAAGTTGATCTCTATTTCCGCAGGTCAGAGGGTGAACGCATACTCTGATCATCAGAGTGACTCGGTGTCCGTTTTAGGGTGAGTAGGTGTCCGTTTTAGGGTGAGTAGGTGTCCGTTTTGCGGTGAGTAACCCCCTGACCCACATACTTTGTCCCCTAGGGCAAACTGGACACCCCTAACAGGTATATGGTAGAGTGCAGAAGACTTCGACGGATGACGATGGAAGGATGATCATGGACAGGCTGGAAGAGAGACTGCGGGAGGCCGAGGCGAACATGGCCGCGCTCACCGGGAGGGTGAAGTGGCTGGAGGGGGAGCTGCGGGGAGTCGCCGAGTGGTTGGCCAACGAGCACGACGGCGAGGACGAGGCGCCGATCGAGGCCACGTGGCGCGCGCGATGAGCACCCCCGTGGACTATCGGCGCCGGATCGTCACCACCGACCAGGTGGTGAGCCATCCCGCCCCCGAGGTCACCGCGCGCCCGGCGGCCGCCGAAGAGATCCCGACCGGCGCCAAGCGGGTCATGAAGGCGGCGCTGGCCGCCGGCTGGGAGGTGAACCCCACCTACGCCCGTGGTCACGCGATGGGCTCCAGGGGTGAAACGAAGGGGCTCACGCACTCGCTGGCGCTACGGATGTGCCTGCCCGGCACTCGGTATAGGGCGGCAGCGGTTTGGACGGCGGCGGCGACCTCAGAGGCTCCGGCGCTGAAGTGGAGTGCGGACAGCGCGTTCGCGTGGCTGGCCGCCAACCTGTTCATGGCGCGCGAGATCCCGCTCACCGCTGGACGCAAGGATCCGGACGCGCTGAACATGGCCGCGTACCTGCTCGACCCTTCACGGTTGACGAAACCGTGCACCGTTGGTAGCGTGACCACGAACAGCGACGAGAGGAGCGGAACATGATCCGCAGGCACGGGAGCAAGGAACGCGCGAAGCGCGGCAGGGTCGGTCGCGCGCTGGACGAGATGAACCCGGTCTACGCGGCCGCAGCGGCCGTGGCCGTGGTGCTAGGTGGCGTCGTCGGCTTCGCCACCGCCGCTACCTGGTTGGCCGAGCAGGGCGTACCGCACCCGTTCGTGGCGCTGGGCGCAGGACTGCTGCTCGGGTGCGTCATCGTCTCGATCCTGTACGCGGTGATCGTGGGCGGGGAGGAGTGGTGATCATCATCGCACTGAGTGTCGGCCTAATGCTGACCGCCTCCGTCATCACCATCGCACACGCGGTGGTCCGCAGCGGTGGTCCCCAGTGATCATCACCGGGCTGGATCTCTCGCTGACCGGTACCGGTATCTGCCGGGCGAATAGCGACGACGTGACCGCCTCGACGGTGAAGTGTCCGAAGCTGACCGGCAACGAGCGCCTGAATTTCATCCTGGACCGGTGTATCCGCATGACCGCTGGGGCGGACCTGGTGGTGATCGAGGGCCCGGCCTACAGCAAGCAGAGCGGCCAGCAGGGTCACCACGAACGCGCGGGGCTGTGGTGGCTCGTGGTGCACGCCCTGTGGCGCGAGGAAATTCCGTACGTGACGATCACTCCCGGAGGCCTCAAGAAGTACGCCACGGGCAGTGGAGCGGCGAGCAAGGATGCTGTGCTGATCGCGACCATGAAGCGCTATGGGCACATTGTGGACGTGGCGGACAACAATCAGGCGGATGCGGTGATCCTGGCCGCCATGGCCGCTGACCACTACGGCGAGCCGCTGGCCAAGGTGCCGGCCCTGAACGCCAAGGCGCTGGCGAAGATCGAATGGCCCGAACTGCCTGGAAGGGGAGAATGATGGCGACATGCCTGCTGTGTCCGGAGGAGGACAACCAGGTTCCGGATGAGATGGTGATCGAGCACGCGCAGATCATGCACTCCGGGGAGATCGACGCGAGGAACTCCGGCCGTCACGGCGCGCTCCGGGAGGTGCACGCGCGGCTGATCGCGGAGGCCGCTGTCTACCAGGGGACGCCGGAATACCTCGCCGCGCAGAAGGCGTTCGATGCCAAGCCACTGGACGTGAACCGGCTGTACAAGTTTGCGCGCATGGTGGAGTTCGTCGCCGGTATCGAGGCGGCCGCGCACATCATCGAGCACATGGCGATGGAGGGATGATGAAGCAGTTGCGACCTGTCGACATGGCGAGACCGGACATGCAGGTGCTGAGAAGGTCATCCGATATCCACCTGGTGGCTATCGACGCGGCGGAGGTCAGATACGCCGAGCACGTGGCCTCAGGCGTGGACCTCGGTATCCTGCGTCAAACGTGCGTGAGTGAGGGTGTGGACGCCGCGTGGCCGCTGATCGAGGAGTGGTGCCGGGACCGGATCGCCGACGAGATGGCCGTCGCGCGCCAGGACTGGATCCAGGGAAAGATCCATCGGCCGAAGTGCGAGACCGGTGGCTACCTGAATGACTGGGCCTGGGCGGCGGAGATCGTGAAGGGGCGGAAGCTGTGAAGGACGAGCTGGAGGTCCGCCGCGCGGCCACCGCGATGGGCGCGCGCGCGATCCGGCGCGTGTCGCTGGAGGAGATTGCCGAGTGCCACCCGGACCCCCGGGACGCGTGGAAGATCTTCGAAGCCATGTCGACGGCGGATGCCCACATGCAGTGGCGCGACCCGTACGCGAGGGCGAAGGTACGGCTGGCCGCTGCCGTAGGCTCACCCATCGTGATCCCGGTGCTGGCCATTCTGTGGACCGTGAACGCCCTCGGCGCGCTCTACCGGTTCATCGTCCGCAGTCCCGACCGACGCGCCGCGCGCGCCGAGGCTGCATACTGGGGCCGGGTAGAACGGGGCGAGGAAACCAGCCCATATGCGAACGAAAGGTAGGGGTGGGGGCGAGATGACTACTGGCAAAGATGACCGTCCCCGGGACGGTAAAGGAAAGCTCCGCCGCACCCTAGAGGGGGTGGAGCGCGATGCCGAGGCGTGCAAGATGTACACCGCCGGCGCCACTTACCAGCAGATCTCCGACGCGCTCGGATACGGCGGGAAGCAGAACTCACACCGGGCGGTAACGACCGCCCTGGCGGAGATCATCAAGGAGCCTGCCGAGAATCTGCGCGCCCGGGAGATCCTCCGTGCGGAGGAGATCTACACGATGGCGCGCGACATCGCGCGCGCGCAGCACCCGACCGTCTCCCACGGCAGGATCATCTACGTGAAGGACGCGGAGACCGGCGTCGAGGTGCCGCTGCCTGATGTCATGCCCAGACTTGCGGCCATGGACCGGATGGGCAGGGCCGGCGAGCGCCTGGCGAAGCTGACCGGGCTCGATGCTCCGTTGAAGTTCGAGAACCTCACCCTGGCCGCCGTTCAGGCGCAGATCGCGGCCCTGGAGGCTGAGATGGGTGATGACCTCAGCCAGTCCCCATGACCTCCCCTCTTACCCTGCTCGACCACCTGCGCCGCCTGGAACAGCTCCAACTCATGGAGCGGGACCGGGCGGCGTTCGTCGCGCGCCGCTACCTTCACGACCCGGTGGGCTGGGCGCGCGACTGCATCCGCTGGCCGGCGGGTGGCGGCCTGGCACCCCACCAGGAGAAGGGCCTGGCCGCACTGGTCGAGCACAAGCGCGTGACCGAGCGCGGCCCTCACGGCCTCGGCAAGACAGCGGACATGGCCGTAGCCGTGCTGTGGTTCGCACTCACCCGGGACGCGCTCGGCCTGGACTGGAAGGTCATCACCACCGCCAGCGTCTGGCGCCAGCTCTCCGTCTTCCTCTGGCCGGAGATCCACAAGTGGGCCAAGCGGATCCGCTGGGATGTCGTCGGCCGCAAGCCGTTCAATCCGCGTACCGAGCTGCTGGATCTGAATCTCAAGCTGGAGCACGGGGCCGCTACGGCCGTGGCCAGCAATCAGGCCGAGCGGATCGAGGGTGCGCACGCGGACCACATCCTCTACGTCCTGGACGAGGCGAAGATCATCCCGGTGGAGACCTGGGATGCGATCGAGGGCGCGCTGTCCAACGCCGGGGTGGACAGCGGGACCGAGGCCTACATCCTGGCCATGTCCACCCCGGGCGCACCCTCTGGGCGCTTCTATGACATCCACCGCCGCGCGCCGGGCTACGAGGACTGGCACGTCATCCACGTCACGCTCGCCGAGGCCATAGCCGCCGGGCGGATCTCGCAGGCGTGGGCAGATCAGCGCCTCATTCAGTGGGGTGAGGAAAGCGCGCTGTACCAGGGGCGCGTGCTCGGCGAGTTCCACGCCGACGACGCCGACAGTGTGATCCCGCTGGCCTGGATCGAGGCCGCCCAGAACCGCTGGCACGCGTGGGTGGCCGCCGGGCGCCCCGACGTGCCGGGCCCCCGCTGGACCGGCGTGGACTGCGCGCGCGGCGGGGACGAGTCGATCCTGGCCTGTCTGCGCGGACCGATCGTCACGAAGCTCAAGGACATCAAGGGGCGCGACACGATGAAGATCGTGGACGCCGCCGACGCCGAGGACGGCCGCTCGATCGTGGATGTGATCGGGACCGGCGCCGGGGTCTACGACCGGATGCGCCAGAAGGACCGGGAGCGAGCGACGCGGGGGGAGGCGATGCGTAGGCCGGTCGCCTACGCCGGGGCCGGCAAGGCGACGACCCGGGACCGGTCGAGGGAGTACGGCTTCACCAACGTGCGTAGCGCGGCGTACTGGCGCGTGCGCGAACTGCTCGACCCGCAGTACGCCCCCGAGCTGGCGCTCCCGCCGGACGACCTGCTGGTCTCCGACCTCACCACGCCGCGCTGGGATATCGCCACCAGTGTGCAGAAGCTCATCAAGGTGGAGTCCAAGGAGGATGTGGTCAAGCGTTTGAAGCGCTCCCCGGACCGAGGGGACGCCGTGGTCATGGCGGTGTACGCCGAGGCCGTACGCTCCCCGACCATCATCACCGAGCCGGTCGGGCACCTTCCGAGCACGGGCCTGTCACCACTGGCGTAACCGTGACGCGTACGGTGTGACCCACAGTGATCAATGACCAGGGAGGTGACATGGCACAGGAGTTTGATCCCGCCGTCATCCACGTGTACCGCGAACCTGCCGTCAACATTTGTGGCGAGTCCGGCCCGGCCGTCAGCCTCGCCGAGGCTTTGGATCCGGACGGTCCGCATTTCACCTGCCGGGAGTGCTGGCTGGTGCTGGCTGGTCGTGAGCCGATGTCTGGCGGTGGGTCGTGACGATCTTCACGTGGGATGCCAGCAACCACGACTGGACTCGCGGCGAGATGAACCTGGCTGCGGCAAAAGCCTCCGGGATCAGCGCCGTGGTGCACAAGGTGTGTGAGGGCAACCGGTTCTATGTCGACACCTACTTCGGCGAGTTCATCCGCCGGGCGAGGGCGGCCGGTTTCACGACCTACGGCGGGTACTTTGTCCTGCATCCGGGCGACTATGCCGCGCAGGCGGCCTGGTATTTCCAGATCCTCGACCAGCAGGTCCCCGGCTGGCGAAGTGATCCGAACTTCGTGGTCCACATGCTCGACGCCGAGAAGTTCGACTACATGTCGCGTGCGCCGAACGCCGCCGAGTCGCAGGGCTGGTGCACCACGGTCCACGTGGGCACCGGCTATAACCCTCTCGGGTACGTTCCGAAGTGGCTGTACGGCAATTCTTTCGCCGGCACGTTCACGTGGCCGCTCGTCGCGTCCAGCTACGTCAAGGGCGAGAACGCTCCCTTCGCCGACCTGTACCCCGGCGACAGCTCGGCGAGCTGGGGCGCCTACTCCGGGCAGACGCCGGCCCTGTTGCAATACACGTCCTCGGCGGTCATCGGTACGCAGTCGCCCTGCGACGTGAACGCGTACCGGGGATCACTTGATCAGTACCGCGCCCTACTCGGGGCCACCTCGATTGGAGACGACATGAGCGCTGAAGATACTGCGATGTTGCGCGAGATGCAGGCGGTCCTGCGCATGATCCACTGGACGTGGTCGCCGACCGAACAGCAGTACAAGGATGCGAACGGGGACCCGAAGATCTACGCGGCGGTGGGCGGAGGCACCCTGGTGCCGCTGCTTGGCGAGGTGCGCAACTTGCTCAACGCCGAGCGCGCGGCCGCCGCCGCTGGCCGTACGGCGGATCAGGCTAACGCGCAGCTTCTGCTGACCGCGATCAACACGCTGGCCACGCAGGGGGGCGCCGATAGCGCGCCTGCCGTGAACGCCGTGGAGCGGGAGTCGGCGAAGATTCGGGACCTGCTGACGCAGCAGTTCGCGGCGACGCAGGCCGCATACGCCGCTGCGAAGGAGGCCGAAATCGCGGGCCTGCGTGCGCAGCTCGCCGCGCGGACCCTGGAGTGACGACCATCCCGGAGCCCGGCGTGACGATCACGTTGAGCAGGATCTACGAGAAGTTGACCCGGGTGGAGGCCGTCGCGCAGCGCGTGGCCGCCGATGTGAAGGCGATCAAGAGCGCGCAGCACGATCACGAGGAGCGCCTGCGGGAGCTGGAAGAGAATCGCTGGCCGTGGAAGGTGCTCGGTGGCCTGGTCGCTGTCGGCAGTCTGATCGTGGGCGCTATCGCCCTGATACTGAAGAGCTGAGGGAGAAGATCGTGGATAAGGGTGATATTGATAAGCGTTTCCGATTCCATCCCGCGCTGACCGAGGAGAGGCGGACTGAACATGACCGCGTGCGCGGGATGTGTGGAAACCTCGCGTGGGAGCTGGATGACATGCTGCCGGACGGCCGGGAGAAGGCGCTGGTCATGACGAAGCTGGAAGAGGTCATGTTCTGGGCGAATGCGGCCGTAGCGCGACAGGATGAGATCCGATGAAGCGCAATCCCGTCCTGCTGGCCATGTCACTGCTGGCCGTGATCAACGCGCTGGCCGGCGCCGCCGCGTTCTCCGACGTGGTGAGCCCGGGAACCGCCAAGCTCATGCTGGCGTTCTCCGTCGCGCTCCAGCTCGGGGTGCAGTACTGGGTGCGCGGCCAGGTGACGCCGGTGGTCGATCCGCGCGATGATCTCGGTCGTCCGCTGCGCGTGGGACCGATGTAGTCTGATCGTGTTCGTGCGGGCCGGCCCGCAGGGAGTGCGCCGCGCGACAGTGAAGCCCCGGGACTTGCGGCCCGGGGCTTCTTCGCGGGGTCAGACTTCCGCCTTCGGCCAGTATTCTCCGCGCTCGGCTCCGGCCTTCAGCGCGGCCAGAAGCAGAACCTCTGCCGCCTTGGTGGCAGAGCGTCTGGTCTGCCTGCCGTACTCCGCCACCTCTGCCATGAGTTCCGGGGGGAGCCGCCACCCCGCTGTTGCCCTTCCGCTCTTCATGCGCGGGAGGATACAGCTTCTGGCTTGCAGAATGCAAGCCAGAGGAGTAACTTCTGGTTGAACGGAAAAAGTTCCGGAAGGCCTCTGACCGCCCTCCGGAACCAGATGATCCAGAACCCTCTCCAGAAGGGCACGGAACCATGATCCACTCTAGCCAGAACCCTGACCTTCCGGCAACAGAGGGGCGGAAGGCTCCACCCCTCTGGTCTGCCGATGACGCTCTGGTCGTACAGAAGCTCCGCCAGGACGCGGAGCGCGACGGTATCGACTGGCGCTCTGTCCCCCTGGGACCCTCTGTCGTGCAGAGGGCCGTTGACCTGCTGTTTCCGGCGCCCAAGAAGTGTGGCCAGACGCGTGCCTACCGGATCCAGAAGCTGGTTCCTCTGCTGCCGGAGGGTCCTCCGGCAGACCAGAGGGTGCGGCAGAGCGCGCCGGAGGACGATCAGAGCGCAGAGCCTCTGGCGGAAGCCGTGAGCCAGAGCGCAGAGGCCCCGCGCCAGAGCATCCCTCTGGCGCGCGGCATCCGCTCCCTCCGGCAGAGGGGCACCTACCGGAAGGCAGAGCGCGCCGAGGCGGAACCAGAAGGTGAATCCTCTGGCCGGCCAGAGCGCGCGTGGCCGCTCATTCTGATCGCGGCCTCTGCCTTCGTCGGCCTCTGGGGTGGATGGGTCGGCCTCGGTGAGATGACCGGGTTCGGCATGACCACGCCGCTCCCCGGCATCGTGACGTGGCAGATGAACGCCGCCATAACGCTCCCGCTGGGGGTGGAGGTTCTCGCGGCCTACGCCATCCGCGCGTGGCTCTCCGGCTATGGCACCCGGCGCACGCGCAAGCTGGCCAAGCGCGCGGCGATCGGATGCCTCGTGCTCGGCGCCGCCGGCCAGACGGCCTTCCACCTGATGAAGGTGGCCGAGGTGCCGAAGGACGGCGCACCGTGGCAGATCACCGCGTTGGTCTCGGTGATCCCCATCGTGTCGATCGGGATCGCCTCCGGCCTGCACCACATGCTGGCCACGGACCGCAAGGCGCACAAGGCGCGCCAAAAGGTGACAGCGTAGAACGGTTGACGGATGCGTCAACCGTGGTACCGTGAGAGCTTAACCGGACATGAGGGAGATCGAGGATGTTGAGTGTCGAGCAGCGCGGAATGATCCAGGCCAGCGCGAACACGATGAGCCGTAAGGGCCTCCCGGAGCACGCCGACGCCATCCAGCAGGCCGTCTTCGACCTGGACGAGGCGCTGGTGAAGATCGCTGAGCTGGAGGCGCGTGAGGCGCGCGAGAGCGAGGCGCGCGAGGCGGCCTACGTGCTGCTCAGTGACGCCGCATTCAGCGAGCTGGGCGACGCGCTGGTGAAGGTGGCCAAGGGCCGGCACGCGCTCACCCAGTCCGCGAACGTCGACAACGGTGGCACCATCATCCAGTCCGCCGGCACCGTCGAGGCGGGCGCGTGGATGGTCGGGAGGATGGGGTAATGCTGACCCCGGAGCAGCGCGACCTCGCGACCTGGGCGCACGACGAGATGGTCGACAACGGCGCGCCGGAGGTGGCCGAGGCCATCAGGCAGGTGCTCACCGACCACAGCGAGATGCGCGGCGTGATCACGGCGCTGAAGACCGAGCGGGACAGGGCGACCGGTGAAGTTGCGCGACTGGTGGCCGAGAATGTCCAGCTTCTGCACCAGGCCATCGAGTTGAGCGCGCGAGTGAAGAGCGCTCCTCCCGGACGCACCAGCTTCACCTATTACGTGACGTTCGATGCCATGAACCACGGACAGAACGCCACGGGAATGGGGTCGATCACGGTCGCCAACCCCATCCGAACCTACGAGCACGTGAAGGAGATCGGGCGCAAGCTCGAAGGGGAGCGGGCTGGGCTGAGTAGCCTCTTCCTGCTGTCCTGGACGTTGCTGGACGAGAGCTAGAGGCGAGGCGCGCCCCGTCCACGGGCGCGCCTCGCGTTCCCCTGAACCCCGCTACAGAGTGAAGGAAGGTTCCATCATGGCACGTAACGACTGGGCGGGCGCGCTGACCTGGTACGCCCTGACGCTGATCGAGTTGCCCCCCGGCCTCTACGTCATGGCCAACGGCGACGCCGTGGGCGCCATGATCCTGGGCGTGGCCGTCGGGTTCTCGCTTTGCGCCTCGATCATCGCGACATCCAGGGCGCTCGGCCGATGACCAGGCGCAAGGGCGGATACGCCTGGATCTGGGCGCTCATGGCGCTGATCGGGACGGGCCTCACGGTCTTCATTCTGGCCAGCGGGGGCAATCCCTGGATCGCGGCCGTCCTCGCCTTCTTCGTCGGGTGGGACGTGCACACCTGGAGCGTTGAGTTATTCAGGACGCGCCGATGACTACTGTCAGTAACTCGGAAGTCGGAACTTCCGACCTTGCCGACGCCCCTGCCGAGCGCGAAACCGTCCCCCAGGCCTCGATTGCCCGGAAGTCGGCAGTCACGTTCGGTGACATCTGGGTGCGCGCGCTCCCTAAGCTTCACGCCTACTTCACACCGCCGAACGTCTTCACGGACTCCCCGGCGACGATGGGCGAACTACGCAAATATGCCCACGCTGGCGGCTGGACCTCGAAGACCGGCACGCTGCGGTCGCTGGGGGTCGGCTACTTCCGCCTCGTCGCACGCCCGACCACCGTCATCTGTCGCTACGTCGAGTGGATCGCACAGCGCCCCGGGCGCGCGGTCCCCGTCTACCTGCTGTGGAAGCTGGTCATCCGCACCGCCCCCGGGCCGTGGGTCGCCGAGCACGTTATCCACCCGCTGGCGTCCTTCGCCGGCTGGCTGTTCCTGTAGGAAGGAGAAAAAGATCATGGAAGTACGTTCAGGGCTTCTGGTGGCGCTGGTCGACCGCGATGAGTGCTGGTTCGATCACCACGGCGGATGCCAGGCCCACGGGTATCTGTCGCTGGATCCGGGCGAGCTGTGCCCCCAGTTCGAGCTGAAGGAACTGCTCACCGGAGCGGGGGTGGACTGGTCATGAGAAGCGTCAAGAAGGTCCGCGCCTGGATCAAGAAGGTGATGCCGTATCTCGCATGGGCGTCGCTCACCTTCGCACTGGTGGGCGGCAGCCTGCTCCCCGCCACGGGCCTCGGGAAGATGGTCGCGCACCTCATCAGCACGATCGTCTGGAGCTGGCTACCGCCCGTCTTCTTCATCGGCGCGGTGATCGGCTTGCTGTTCGACATCCTCCGAGACCTCATCCCGAACCGGGTAGCCATCTATGCGGCCTGCGTCGCGCCCACCGTCGCCTCTGCGATCCACGGGTACGCGGCTACCTGGGTGACGGACTTCGCGGACTGGGTGGCCTCGCTCACCACGGACAGGCTCACGAAGGTCAGCGGCATCGACACCACCGCCGGGGTGGCACTGCTGGCGCTCGTGCTGGCCGGTGTGATCGCGAACAAGGTCACGAAGCCTGGCCGCAAGGGCCGGAGCGGCTTCGACACGGTGGAGGTGGACTGACGTGGAGCTGCTACTCGTCATCGGCGCGGTCATCTGGCTCTGGCAGAACGCCAAGGTGGAGATAACCCATGCGCTGGCCGGCACCACCTCGCCGCGTTGGCGCGCCAAGCTGGAGCGCCAGCGCCAGCAGGGCCTCCCGGGGCACCAGCCGCGCTACGCCTCTCGGGCGTTCCTCGCAGACCTGTGGGGGGACATGCTCCAGGCGAAGACCGAGGCGCGCCGCGCGCGTACCGCCGAGCGCGAGCCGGTGGCCGCCGCCGGGCGCATGGCCGCACACGTGGACGACGCGCTTGCGGTGGCCGCCGAGCGCCCGAGCCCTGGCCACCGCGAGGGGGAACTGGCTTACCCGGACCGGCTCCCTCCGACCGAACCGCTTCCGGTGCAGGAGCCGGACGACCCACCTACCGCACGCATCATCCCGATGTTTCCGCAAGACCAACCGAAGGAGCCCATCGTGGCCGACAACAACACCCCCACCACCGGCAGCGGCGAGGTAACCGGCCTCGACCCGGCCATTGCCCATGCGCAGGCCGTGGCGGCCGCCCACCGGGCGCACGCCGGCAACGAGACGTTTCTCAACGGGCTGGCCGCCGCCGGCCACGGTCCCGCCACGCTGGCGCAGGCCGGAGCGGCGCGGATCAAGTCGCAGGAGGCTCAGGCCGAGTGGGAGCGGCTGGCGCAGATGATGACCGACACCAACAAGCCGGTGCAGCAGGCGTACGTCCTCAGTCCCGACGCTGCCGATAAGGGTCACCTGCTCGGCGGCCGCTGAACCGAACCGCTCGTATCGCGCTCGATCGGAGTCGAGCACGGTGCAAGAGGTTCGCTCAATGCGAGGAGAGGAAGAGATCGTGGAGCGGAAATGTGAAGAGCCACCGTCGCGCGATGGGCGGATCCGGATCGACCTGCACTCCGAGGGAAGCGGCACCGTGTGGCTAGGTCGCGCCGAGTGGGCGGCGGCGGTGGCGAAGCGAGCGGCGGGAGGCGGAGTGCAGGACATGGACCGACTCCTCGAAGAGGGCATCTTGCAGATGAGTCACTACGTCACGGCCTTCGAGCCGGACGGAACCGAACACCAGGTTTAGGGAGAGACAGTGATCACGCAGCAGCCCCACGTTGGGATCGGCGCACAGGTGGCGCCCCACGCTGCCGTGGGGCTGCTGATCGTGGCCGCCGCCGCCACGCACGCGGTGGCCAGCGCCACCGGCCACGAGGCCGCTACCGCCGCCGGGGTGGCAGCCGTCGCGTTCACGCTGGCCGTACTGGTGGCGATGAAGCGCGGGACGAAGATCCGCTGCCGCAAGGCGCGCGCCCGTCTCGTGCTCATGCTGCTGGCCGCCGCCGGCTGGCTCACCTCGGTCACCGCCACGGGCCTGTCGTGGGGCGCGGTAGAAATCCTGGCCTTGACCGTCACCGCGCTGTCCCTGCACTGGTGGCGCGCCAAGCGCATCGACAATGCCGCGCCTGCCGAAGAGGTCGTGCCCGTGACGGAGTACGCCGAGCGCTGGGCGGCCAACGTCGGCGGCAGTGGAGGCGCGCTCGTCGGATCCATGCTGGTGAACCCCGAGCGCATCGATGCAGGCGTGCGCTACACCCTGCTACTCGTCCCCGGGAAGCAGGAGGGGGACAACGTCCACGCGGCCATGAAGAAGATCCGGGGCGCCCTGTCGCTGCACCGGTCGCAGTATCTGATCATCGAGCCCCACCCCACGCTGCCCGAGCCTCATCAGCGGGTCACGATCGTGACCACGTCACCGGTCAGGGAAGAGATCCTGTGGCCCGGCGCCAAGGCGTTCAAGGACGGCCGGATCGACCTCGGGCCGTTCGCGGACGGTATCGGCACCGGCCAGTGGGTCGCCTACGTCATGAACCGGCTCATGGGGGGCTATCTCCAGGGGGGCACGAACGGGGGTAAGTCCCGGACGATGGAGTCCATCGCGGTCACCCTCGCCATGTCCGACACCCATCCCACCGTGATCTGGTTCATTGACGGGCAGGGGTACGCCAGCTCCCCCAAGGTGCTCGGGCCACACGCGGATCACAAGGCCGGCACGCTGGAGGCTTGTGTCCTGCTGCTCAAGGACGCCCTTCGCGTGGTGGACCTGCGCCAGGAGGAGAACGACCTGGAGGGTTGGAGCGGTTTCACGCCGCGCGCCGACCGTCCCGGCCTGCTGATCTTCATGGACGAATGCCATAAATTCATGGCAGACCTCCGGGTCCAGGCGATGGTGGCAACGATCGCGCGCGAGGGCGGGAAGGTGGGTGTGGCCATGGTGCTGGCCAGCCAGTCCCCCCTGCTCGACGCGTTCGGCGGTTCCACTCCGATGAATGATGCCGAGACTGTCCGCAGCAATCTGCTCATGGGCAACGGCCTCGTGTTCCGCTCCGAGAGCAAGGACGTGCAGCACGTCTTCGGCATCCCGGTCAGCCCGGTGAGCTTCCCGGTGCTCCCCGGCTACTGCATGCTGGTGCGCCCCCCGGAGGAGGGGCGGAGCGCGCCGCTGCGCGCCTACCACTTCACCGACGCGCAGGCTGACGAGGTACTGGCCGCCCTCGTGTGGCGTGAGCTTGACCCGGGATCCGCCAATGCGGCAGGCCCAAACTACCTAAAGCGGAAGCAGATTGCGCTCGACGCGCGTGCGGCGAAGAAGGCGCGCGTGGCCGCGCTCAGGGCCGGCAGGCCGCTGCCCGTGGAGCAGGTCGCACGCCCGATCGCGGCGCCGGCTATCGTCCCCGCCACCTACGCCTTCCCGGTGTGGGATCCGGCGCCGGTCCAACTTGCCGGTGCGCGCGTCGCCGACGCCCATCTCCGGGTGGCCGCCGCCGTGGCCGCTGGCACCGTCCTGCGCGCCGGATTCACCATGCCGCACATCGTGGCCAGGGAGCTGGACCGCTCTGAGCGTTGGGCGCACGACGCGCTGAAGGACCTCGTCCAGCTCGGCATCCTAGAGCGCCCCGCCGGCACCCCGCAGGGGCGCTACTACCCGACCGGCAAGACTCTTTCGAGAAGGGCCGCATGATGCGCGTACCCCGCAACCTCCCCGACGTGAAGCACGCGAAGCCCGGACGCACCGCCCTCTACCGGCCGCGTGACCGGCGCGGCGGCCTGCTCTACGTCGGGATCACCAACTCGCCGGAGCACCGCTTCGCGCAGCACGCCGCCGATAAGGACTGGTGGCCGGAGGTGGACCGGATCGAGATCACCTGGCACCCCACCCGCCGCGCCGCACTGGAGGCGGAGTGGATGGCGATCAAGACCGAGCACCCGATCCACAACAAACAGCACAATGATCACTATCGCGGGCGCACCTACCGCGCTCCGCGCGCCGCACGGACCCCCGGCCTGTGGGCGCTCGGCACGGCAGGGCTGATCGTCGGTAGCTGGATCGGATGGTGGGAGCTGACCGCGATACAGCAGCTCGTTCTCGGCGGCTGCGTGGTGGCGTTCGGGTGGAGTGCGCGGAAGCTGGTCAACAAGTAGAGTCCCCCTCGGTCCCACAGGCCAGTCAACCCCCTGCGCAGTCCCCATGGCGCAGGGGGTTGACTTTTCCCACGATCGCGTAGCCTGACACCATGCCCGTTGAGCCGCTCATCCTGGTGATCTACCTGTTGGCCGCTGCGCGCCTCGTCGGCATGACCGTGGAGGACGATCTGTTCGACGGCCCGCGCGATGCACTGCTCGCGTGGCTGGATCCGACGCCGCGTAGCCTCGGGTCGTACATCGCGAAGTTGATCACGTGCCAGTGGTGCGCGGCCGTCTGGTGGTGCGCGGCCGTCGTCCCGCTGATGTGGCGGTACGGCCACAGTCCCTACCTTCTGATACCAGCTACGGTGTTGGCCTTCGCGCAGCTCGTGGGCATGACGTCCCAGATCGGTAGGTGAATCGATGGCCCTGCGTCGACAGCGTGCACCCGAGGTGAAGCGCGCCATTGCGGCGGCCACCGCCACCGTCCCACTTGGTCCGGGGTCCGCCTGGTCGAGCTGGAAGTACGGCAACCGTGACTGGCAGATCGAAGCGTGGCGGCTGTACGACATCGTCGGAGAGCTGCGCTTCCTGGCCGGCTGGATCGGCGACTCGGTCAGTCAGGCGCGTCTGTACGTCACGGAGATCAACGACAGCGGCGAAGAGTCCGGAGAGGTCACCGACGCCAAAATCTCCCACCTCGCGGCCGTCCCGCTGGGCTCCGGCTCGCAGCGCGACGACAATCTACGCCTGATGGGCATCGGCCTCGCAGTCTGCGGAGAGTCATGGATCGTGGGCGAGGGCGGCGGGACGGACGATCCCGAGAACTGGTTCGTGGTCTCCCCGGGCCAGATCCGCCGGACCGGTGCGGATATCAGCGTCAACCGCCCCATGCAGGTCGGCGGCGGCGTGCTCACGCTCACCGACGGCGCGGACCTGCTCATGCGCGCGTGGCGCCCTCACCCGAACGCGATCGAGCAGTCCGACTCCCCCACGCGCTCGGCGATCCCGCCCCTCCGGGAGATCGAGCTGCTGACGAAGCGGGAGTTCGCCGAGCTGGAGTCGCGTCTCACCGGCGCTGGCGTCTGGTTCCTGCCTGAGGGCATCGACTTCCCGCGCGGTGAAGGCGACCCTGAGGGGACGACCGGGTTCATGGCGCTGCTCCAGCGCGCCGCCGCCGCGAACATCCAGGACCAGAGCCGGGCCAGCGCCATGGTGCCGATCATGGCGACGGTGCCCGATCACCTCGTTGAGCACCTGGACAAGTTCAAGCCCACCACCTTCTGGTCTGATCTGTCGGACCAGATCATCCCGCTGAAGGAGAAGGCCATCCAGCGGGTGGGATCGGCCTTCGAGATCCCGCTGGAGCTGCTGGTCGGCCTCGGCGAGTCCAACCACTGGAGCGCGTGGGCGGTGGGCGAGGAGGGCATCAAACGAATCAAGCCCTACCTGGCCACGATTGCCGACACCCTGACGCGCGGCTTTCTGCGCCCGGCACTGGAGCGCGCCGGGGTCCAGGACCCCGAGCGCTACGCGTACGCCTTCGACGTGGCGCCGCTGGCCGTGCGCCCGAACCGGCTCACCGAGGCGCTGGAGCTGTCGGACCGGTTCATGTTGACGGACGAGGAGACCGTGAAGTCCGGCGCCTTCACCCCCGGACAGATGCCCGATGAAGCCGAGCGTCTGAAGATGCTCCTCTTTCGCGCGGTGGCGAAAGATCCCACCCTGCTGTCAGATCCCGGAGTGCGTGCCGCGATCGGCATCACCGCGCCCGTGGCCCCAGCGCCCGTGGCCGAGCAGCCCGCGATCCCAGCGCCACCGCCGCCTCCGGTACCCGACAACGCTCCGCCTGCCGAACCGCCACCGGGTAGCGCCGCCGCCGAGCGCCTGCGGTTCGCGCTCGTTCGCAGTCAGGTGCTGCGCGCGATGGAGCTTGCCGGCGGCAGGCTGACCACTCCGGGCGAGCGGCGGCAGCGGTGGGCCACCGTGGCGCGGTACGACCTGCACAGTCGAGTTGGCCCGATCACCCCGGATCGCGCGGACAAAGAGCTGGTCGGCGCCTGGTCCCAGCTCCCCGACGTGGCCGCCGCGATGGATCTCCCTGCCGATGATCTGCGTCGGTTCCTGCATGGGTACTGCACCGAGCTACTCACGCGCGGGCTGGCGCACAGTGACGATCTGCTGTCCTACGGACTGGCCGCGCTCATGGCGGGGGCGCCACGGTGACCGGGCCGGCGTGGGATGGCGAAGGCCAGGATCCCTGGCTCCCTCGCCGCCTCTCAGCCCTGCTGGCCGCATCCGCCGCCGAACGCGACATCTACGCGATCGTGTGGGATGCGCTGTCGAGCTGGCTGATCGTCACCGCGCGGCGAGTGCTCGGCGGCCGGATCCCGGATCCGGACGCCATATTCGCGCAGGCGCCAGCGTGGGAGAGGCACGTCACCGACATCATCACCCAGGGCGTGATCCCGGTGATGGACGCCGCGTACCGGGGACTCTTCGGGTCGGATTTCACCTGGCGGGAGCGTCCGGCCGTGGCCAGCTACCTGGCCGGCGTGCGCAACCGACTGGTGGGCATTCCCGGCGAGACCTTCGATCTCGTGAGCGGCCAGATAGCCGCCGGGGTGACGCTGGGGGAATCCATCCCGGAGATCACCGACCGGGTGGACGAAGTACTCTCACTGACCGATAGCGAGCGCTGGCCGAACCGTGCCGTCGTGATCGCCCGGACGGAGACCCTCGGCGCGCTCAACGGCTCCCGTCAGGACGCCTTCGTGGCGTTTGATGACGAGACGGACGTGTCGATGGAGAAAATGTGGCTTTCCACCATCGATCTCCGGACGCGCCCGGCACACGTGCTCGCTGATCTCCAGCGGGTGCCGATCTCCACGCCGTTCATGGTGGGCGGTGAGGCGCTCATGACCCCCGGAGATCCGACGGGTAGCGCGGCCAACGTCATTCAGTGCCGCTGTACCTCCCTGCTGCTGGAGCCTGGGGAGAATGTAGACCTGTCCCACCGACAGCTCAAGTAGGGAGATGAACATGGTTACCAACTTCCGCGCGCTGGCCTGTCCGGTGGACGCGTCCACCGGAGATCAGCGCCGCATGGCCGAGGGCGCGCTCACCGCCGCCCCGTGTCCGATGCCAGCCCGGTACGCCGGTAGCGACGTGGGCGGCCACGACGGCGCCGTCACCATCGGCGCGATCGACAGTGTGGACATGAGCACGCCCGGAGAGATCTGGCTCAACGGCCACCTCTTCGAGGCGAACCGGGACACGATGCCGCGCCTCGCCGAGAACATCGCCGAGGCCACGAAGCTGATCCAGGAAGGCGTTCTCGGGTTCTCCGTGGACCTAGACGACTTCGAGGCCGAGCCGGTGCTCACCGGAACCGACACTCCCGTCAGCATGGGCGACTTCGAGGACCCCGACGCGGAGATGGAACTGCTGATCACGAAAGGTCGCATCCGCTCGGCCACGCTCGTAGCCATCCCCGCCTTCGTGGAGACGAACCACACCATCGAGCTGACGTACGAGGACGCGCCAGCCCTGGTCGCGTCGCTGTCCGGCGCCACAGATCTGCCGGTAGCCGACCGTGAGATGGCCTGGGACGGTCCCGCCGCCGCCGGGCGCATCTTCGACGCCCACTCCGACAAGGACGGCAACGTCGACAAGGCTGCCGCCGGACGCGCGTTCCTCTGGGTGGACGGGGACGGTACGAAGCGCGGGGACTACAAGCTGGGATTCGCCGACCTGATCGACGGGGACCTTAAGACCGTCCCGCGCGGCGTTGCGGCCACCGCTGGCGGGCGCGGCGTGGATGCCACCGACATCCTGGACGCGGACAAGGACGCCGTGAAGGGGCGCATCTGTGAGCTGTACTCGCAGATCCAGGACGTCTTCGAGGACTGGCCGGACTGTCCGTTCGACGCCAGCGCCACCGCCGACCCGGGCGCCGACAACCCGGCGGATGCCGCGCTGATCGCCAGCATGGGCGCCGAGCGCGTGATCCCGTTCGCGGCCTTCACTCCGCCCGTGGCGATCACCGGCCCGACGCCGATCACGTACGACTTCAGCGCCACGCCGCCAATCGCGTACGGGCACATCGCCACGTGGGGAACCTGTCACGAGGGGTTCAAGGATTCCTGCGTACTGGCGCCGCGCGACCCCGGCAACGGCTACCAGGACTTCCACACCCACCGTACGGAGACGGACCGGGGGGCCGTGTACGCCGGGCGGATCACGGCGGGCGGCCGCCACCCCACCGAGGTAGGCCTGGGTGCGCACGCGATGCGCCAGCACCACGACGGTATGACCGAGGTCGCGCGCGTGCTGGCCAGCGAGGACGAGTGGGGGCTGCTGGTCTGCGGTCCGATCGATCCGGATCTGGACGACACCACGATGGAGATCCTCTCGCGTCGGAAGGTGTCGGGGGGCTGGGAGGAGACGGCCGCCGGCCTCGCGCTGATCGAGGTGCTGGCGCTGAAGAAGGGTCCGCGCGCCATGAGCGAGCCGGGCTTCCCGGTGATCACCTTCGGCTTTAGTCACGGGCGCCAGGTGGCGCTGACCGCCGCGCTCGGCCCGGACGCCGACGACCCGACCCGCGTACCGGACTATGCGGAGATCTTCCGGACCGCGTACGGCGTGATCGAAGAGGAGAACGCGAAGAGGACGGCGGCCGAGCAGGCGCGCGGGGAGCTGACTGCCGCACTGGCGAGCGACGCTGAGATGATGGCTCAGGAGCTGTCCCGAGCGCTGGAGGTCTAAAACATGTGCAACTGCGGTTCGAAGCGGGAGCGGTGGGAGGTCACGCTTCCCACCGGCATCAAGGTGGTGAAGGCGTCCAGCGTGCAGGCGAACAACTTCGCGGCGCGCCACCCCGGATCCACGGTCAAGAAGCTGGAGAAGTAGTGCCGTGACGGCTCCCACCGCTGGCCGGCGGCTCACCGTCAATCTGGTGAGCCGGGACAACGGCGTGGGCCTCACGGCGGACATGGAGCTGCTGGAGGCGATGCTGGCCGGCGCCGGCCACCAGGTGGCGCGCGTGGACTGGCGCGCGCCGGCCATGGCCCGCTGCGATGTGGCCATCTTCCTAGAGCTGTGGGCGCCGAGGCTGGCCAGGTACGCACGCAAAACGGTGGGCGTGTTCAACCTGGAGTGGTTTCAGAACGGGTGGGCCCGTGACCTGTCGAAGCTGACGCAACTCTGGGCGAAGTCGCAGGAGTCCTACGCGGTCTACCAACGCCTGCGCATGCGCAACGCGACGCTGACCGGCTTCCTCTCCCGGGACCTGTACGACCCGGCCGTGGCGCGCGAAGCCACCGCGCTGCACCTACGCGGGCATTCGGACTTCAAGAACACGGACCGGGTGATCGAGGCGTGGCGCCTAGATCCGACCCTACCGCCGCTCACCATCATCTCAGCCGTGCCGCTGCACGTGCCGGACTACGTGCGCGTGCTCGGGCGGATCTCCGACGAGGAACTGCGCTTCGAGATGAACCGCGCCAGCATCCACGTCTGTCCCTCGCGCGCCGAGGGGTGGGGGCACTACATCACCGAGGCGCTGAGTGTGGGCGCGTTGGTGGTGGCCACCGACGCCTCCCCCATGAACGAGCACGTGCACCCGGACTGGGGGGCACTGGTGCCGG